CCGGATGGATTGCTACCATAAAATTCAATTAAGTCGCCATTAAAGTCAACCGTGGGAAACGCCGTGTCATAAGCTATCCCTCGAATAACATTAATATCCTCACTTTCGTAACCTGCTCTCTGACACATATCAATAATGATATCAAAGGCTGTTAAGATCACGTTAGCGGGCATGCGTTTATCAAACTTCTTGTAGTCTCCAGCAATCATGGTATCTTCCCCAAACTGAGTTAGATAATGCTTAATCTGTTCCCATTCCAGACTCTGTACAACAGTGCCTGGGCCAGCTTCAAAAGCAAATCTATTTTTCTGCATAGTGACAATAACTGGTAGCAAATACATGCGAGTAGTCAATGTCAAAATAATGTTGGACGCTGTAAAATTGCGCACATCATTTATCAGAAACTTAGCAAGAGGGATAGGTTCATCCTTCAAGTGTCCACAGAACACAGAATGACCCCGTTCACCACGTTTATACGTATCAATCAAATCGCTAATTCCATCTTTAATTTCGTCAATGACGTCCATATCAGTGGAAATTGCTTCATTAATATAATACATGTAATGCTTCTTGGACTTCTTAAATGGAGCACCAGCACTAGTATTGCGATTCAACGCATCACAGTACTGAACTCCAGGAGCACCATTGATAGCAACGTGCAGAGAATATACCTTGAGATGAGACACATCAACGTGTGCTGTTTCCCTGATAAACATTTTCTTAGCCTCCAACAAAACGTCAGAATTTAAAGCAGTTACAGGTTGACAGATATCATTCAAAGCCTTAATCCAAGGTGCCTTAGTCATAGTAGGTGGATAGCGATTAGGCTCGTACCCACGCTTGACCATAGCATCCTGTATCAAAGTTGGTCCTACATTTGTTTTCTGTCTTTGACGGAATTCATTTGTAAAAGAACCAATCACATTCGCTGTACCGGGTAATGCTTCGTGCACAACACTCTGTACACTCAGATCACTCAAATTACGCTGAACACTCTGTGAAGAGACTTCCACCCGACCTCTATTAATAAAGTCAGGTTCTAATGCGTTGCAAGCATCAACCACCATCTGGCGGGAGATTGCCATAGCTGCGACATCAGAATTGAGTCCCATCACATGCGTGCCTAGTAACACAATGCCTACAGGGGTTTTACTTATCAATAAAGATCCGCAATCCCCTTTTCCTGTAGATTCCGACACACGCCCTTTCCACACTGGGTGGTTGACCGTGCGGCCGTGGGATTTCCACAAACCAGGAATTTTCTGCAAAGCGTAAACTTGTTTAGACCACTTT